ATACTCAAGCTTTAGGCAGCCTATTGAGTCCTTTGCATACTTGCTTAAGTCAGTATAGTTATTGTAATCTTCATCAAATGATGTTTCGACTACACACCCCATCATATCCCCTGATTCAATTATGATGTTTCCATTTGATTTTAAGTAATATATTTTTGTTCCTATTTTTTTCATTTAGAATTCTCCTTTTAGTCAAAAGCCCACCATTTTTTAACTTTATGATTTAAATCAGTACGGTTTGTTCTTTGATCTAGTTTGTAGTTACTTACGTCGAAATTACCCTCCTCAACATTTATTGGAAGCCTTGTATTGTCATAAGTATAACCGCCCTGACCCGTCAACCATCCTAACATTTCTATTTTTAGATTTTTTGTAACTATAATAACACCTCCGCCTTCACCGTCGCCCCCATGCCTTCCGTAAATATACTCAGTGCTTTCAATGTGTGCAATAACAATTGACGGAGCAAAGGAGAGGTTTAAATTGCGTACATTTTTAGCATTCGAATTACTTCCACTCGCCCATCTCTTCCTAACTCTTTTTATATATTGAATACAATCTACTATATCAAGTATTCTGTCTAGAGATATATTATCATCTTTCTTAATTTCAGTTATTATGTTGTCGAGGGCCGTTTGGTATTCAATCCCTAACTGCTCTGTTCTTTCAACTTCTCTTTTATAGGTTGTCAACCACTTCAACCCCCTTTAGTAACTTTTCTAGTTTATTGTTGGCCGTCTCATGCCTATCAACATATATGCCTAAATTCTTGCTATATTCGTCTACACTGGCCTTATACTCTTTCATAGTATTTACTATTTCAGCATCCTTATTCTTTAGCTCTTTAAGAACTATATCAAGGGTCTTATTTGTCCATGTTGTGACTTTTACTTTTAAGTCTGTTAGTTCTATAGAGCCTAGCTTTTTCCACAAGTATTTTATATAGTTAGTTAGTGATTTTTCACTGCTGACCTCTGAATCTTCATTGTAGCCTTCCATATTTACTGAGTCGACCTTACCGATAGAGTCATCAAGTAGAGTGAAGTTCTCCATGATAGGGTCTATGTCATATATATTATCGTTGGTTATTTTATTTAACCTGTTTTTGTCTGTTTTGCTATATCCTTCCATTAAGTCAAATGCACCCCATTTCTAATATCTTTCCAAGTTAAGCCTTTAGCCTTATACCAGCTAGCCGGCTTGCCAAATTCTTTTGTATCACCCCAGGTGATATACTTAAATTCAAAGTCATAATTTAAGTGTGCCGGCTTTAGCTTATCTATAATTTTTCTTATCTCGCTTATCTTTCTCGGCACACCTATTATTCCTACAAATTTTATTGTAAATTGATACCTTCCATAGTGTTCTATCACCTCACAGGTGCCGTTTGAGTAGCTTTCAACAATATTCTTAATCACTTCTACAGTAGTAGTTTCCTTAGCCTTTAAAGCAGCTAATATATTACTCCTAATGATATCTATGGGCAAATCAGAATCATAGTCTATACCGGCAAAACTACACCACATAGGTAGGGAAAAAGTAGCGGACTCTATAAAAAATTCATTTACTAAAGCATCTATACTTAGTTCAAGCTCTTCTAACTGATATCCATAGGCTGTGAATATTTCTTCTGTGGTAGTATTTATTAAATGATCAGGATATAAATCAATTAATTTAAGCATTAGTCAATCACTCCTTTGGTAAGTGTTATGTTGCCAACAGCCCCCACCTGGTCCGTAACTAGTTTTATATTTCTTATAACACCATTTATCGTTAAATTAGAGAAGTCTATGACCCCATCAGTGCTTACCAGAAGCCCCGCTACTTTAGTGTAGGTGATTTCCTTCACTGACTTGACTAGGTAGTCATCTAAGGCTTGTATAAAGCCTTCCTTAACTTGATCAAGCGTGTAGTTATCATCTACCTCTACAGTAGCTGATATATTAACATCCAGTATAGTGGGTGTAGTTACTGTTACGCTTGCACCTATAGGTCTTTTAACTTCAATATATTTCTTTGTAGCTTCCACTACTTCAGGTGCTACATTCCTATTATTCTTACTCATGACAATCACTTTTACAGTTCCGTTACCATTCCAAAGCGGAACGACTTTAACATTCTTGACCCCATCTACTGACAGAGCCCAGTTGATGTAGTCATCTACATTTCCTGATGTCCCTTTGTGGGCCTGTAGATAAAAGAATCTTTCCCTTAGCTCGTCATCAGTTTCAGGATCTACACCCCCCTCAAGTGCTCCTACACTTCTTATGGATGTGATTTTATCATTTTCTGGGCTTACTAGTGTGAAGTCTACTGTGGATACGCTATTTACACTTGCGCCAACACCCATAGATCTTATGTATAAAGTCACTCCATTTTCATCATTAATCCTACCATCTTGATTATCTAACACTTCGTATTTATTTCCAAAGGCGCTTATAATGGCCCCAGAAGGGATTTCTTGACCAACTTCACCAATAAATAATGCTTGTCCTACTGACTCTTTACCCTCTTTTCTATAGACCCCAAATTCCTGGACTCTCTTATCTAAGTTATCCCCATAACTATCTTTTATAAAAGCTATATTAAGGAGCTTATCAAGTACTGTATAAATACTAGCATGTGCCAGTGCAATAGAACTGAACATGCTGTCTAGTATAGACCCCTCATTTTTAGCAATGGGGAGCTCTGTGCCTATTAGCATCTCATTTTTTAAATTTAAGTGCGTTTTATCTTCAAACATCTATATCAATCCCCCCATATATGCTTTTTACTTTAATTTTTATGTGTAAATCATCACCAGTGAAGGTTATCCCCCTATTTTCAACATCATTGATGTAAGGATTTATAAGCAAAGCCTCTTTTATGAATCTAAAAGCCTCTGACTCTGTTAGTCCTCTGCTGAATTTCTGACCTATCAGGGTATTTAATTCTGTACCATAGTCCCAAGAGTATATTTCATGGTTAAATCTAATTGTTTTGATAGCCATATATACCCATACCTTAAGCGCCTCTGCACCTTCAACCACCTTGAACTCTTTTGTATCTTCATCAATTATGAAGTCATCTCTGTCAAAGTCGTATGCCAACTCTTTTAGTGGCGGTAGTTCACTTTCTGGTATGTAATTATAATCTTCAGGTACGCCTATAAATGGGAATATGTCTTTTTTCTCAGTCACTACCTCACCACCTTATCTAGAATCGTTACACTAGAATCGTCACAATTAATAATCACAACATCACCGGCTTTTATGCCACCTAAATCTACAATGTGTGAATGTCCGTCATTTACACCTGTCTTTAAGCCGTTTGCTAAAGCATAAGCCCATGATGTGTATCTTATCTGCACTGTTTCAATCTCAAAGTCATTATATTTTAGTCTTGTTTTTGGGTAACTGTTAATCACCTCTGCAAACTGAATAGAAGGTGTGTGGCTTCGCATACCTTCCGCATTCATTATTCCTAACAATTCATGTTCGTATGACATCTACCAACACCTCCTGATTTCAGTCCAACTTCCCCTTCTAACTCTTGTTTTTGTGATCGGTGAACCTTCTGGACCACCGTTGTGGATTACCATTCCATTACCTATATATAGCATCACGTGTCGGCCACTTCCACTTGCTGAAGACTGTGTTATTATTAAGTCTCCAGGAAGTGCCTGAGCCAGTGATGGTATCTTCTTACCATTGTGTAACTGCGCTGATGTAGACCCACCAATAGTTATCCCTGCTGCTTTATGGCATGCGTACACAAAGCCACTACAATCCGAATTGTAGATACTCTTACCGCCCCAGGTATATCTACCCTTACCAACCATACTTTCAGCTACTTGTAGTATTTTTCTTTGTCTATCATTTCCGCCACTTCCACCACTTCCTGAAGTACTACTTGATATAAGCCTACTATCAGCTTCTTCATCTGAAGTTACACCAGTACCAAGGTTGGAGTCAGTCCAATCCTTACCGGTATGCTGTTTATACCACGATTTCACTTGTCTAATATATCCGGCAGTATCATTGCCATCACTTACTGGCGCCCATGTAGAAATTATCTGGTCAAACTTCCTACCCTTCTTATTTACATGTGATATGCCAATAAAATGAAAACCTCTTCTAATCCCTTCTTCTACTGATGAGTAACTACCAAATGACTTGTATTTCTTGATGTTTTTGTCGGGATCCTTTATTCCAAAGAAGTTAAAGTGATTAACCGCAAGATTAGAATCAAACTTTTCCCCACATTCCATTCTTGCCACCAAGGCAACCATCATAGGGTTTACCTTATACATATTTCCATACTTAATAAATAGGTCCCCCTTACCTGCAAGTGGACCCTTTAGTAATTTATTTATCATATCAGCTGTGATTCCATGTCCCCAGTCAAGGGCCTTTCCTTCACCACTGGATGCCTTTGATTCATCCTTTCCTGCTGACTTTTCATCCATGATATTGTCAAAATTAAGTTCCAAATCTATGGAATACTTTCCACCTATCCAGGAATGTTTATCCTTGTCAATGTAGAAGTCACCTATTAGGCCAGTGTGTGAGTCTTTAACCTGGACCTTATACCCACTCTTACAAGTGATATCACCGTATCCGTGTAGGTCACAAGTCCTATCCAGACCATGAAAGGCCGCATTTATATCCTCTGTCTTTCCATCTTTTTTCTGCTCAATTACCTTCGATATTGTGTGGTATAGCTTCCTGAATTCCTTATTGGTCTTCACCTGAAGCTTGTTACCCTGTTCATCCACTACTAAGACTCTGTTGACCACATTGGCTACAGACTCCTTATAAGAGCTATATTCTACATTTTGCTTTTCATTAAATAGTATCTTAAGCTTAACCTCACCTTTTTCAATGACATTAAACTTATCTATATCAACATCTATCATATATTTCTTCTTACTAGTCTTAGCATGCTCTGTGTAGGCCGTCATGATGGTTTCATACCTTGATACACCAATAAACATCTTGGTTATCTTGCTATCACCCTTAGCAATCTTACCTACTGGTAGCTTCATCTGTCCATCCTTCCCAGCAAACACAGTCTTAGCAATTTCAGAAGCCGATTTATTTACAAAATTATAGCTTACTTCATCTCTGTGTAGTACATATCCTATATCATAGGCAGTAACTCTTATGCCATTATTACTGCTGGCTTTTTCAACCTCTATGATATTACCCCTGAATATTTCCTTACCGCCTACATAAAAGCAACAAGTGGAATTGGCACTAAGTCCGATACTTTTTACTTTTTCATCATTAACCGCCTGGATAAATTCAAAGTTTAGCTCTCTATAAGGGCTTTTAATACTACCGCTCCATGATATGTTAGTAACTATATCCGTAAGCCTGTAGAAGCTTCCACCGCCCCTTATATGGACTATTAAGTCTATATCTTCCATCTTATATGTAGCCATTAAGGAATCACCAACTTCCAATCACTGTAGATCAAGTTTGATTTCTTCAGACTAGGATACCTTTTAAGATTTTCCGCATTAGTTGTAATCCTCTTGTACTTGCTGCCATCTCCGTAGTATTTTTGCGCTATCAAGTATAGGTACTCTCCATGCTTAACTGTGTGGCCCTTTCCTGAAGTCTGCTTGCTTAAGTCTATGGTAGGCTTATTTCTTGAGTAGACCTTGTTAGGGATAGGGTTTTTAGGGTTACCACTAACCGGGCCAGGTTGCCATGTAGGTATGTTTATATCCTCGTCTTCCTTAAGGTCTAACGTATAGTACACATCACCACTAGAGTCTCTCTCACTATATTCAAAATGAGATATCCTGACTGGCACATTAATAGAAGTACCAGTAACTATATACCTAAGCCTTGTACCCTCTCTACACCACTTTTCAAGCTTATTAACATAACTATATGGATCCCCACTACTTGTGGCAAAGTGATAGTTTGCACCTTCATGGGGGAAAAAGCATGATATAGACATGGCGGAAGGCTCATACCCATTGTAGATATTTACCTTCCCCTTTTTAACTATGCTTTCAGCGCTTATATCAGCATTAACAATCTTATTAAATTCTGATGGTACAACTGGCAGCCTTAGATTATCCCCATCTCCATTTAAGTATATCTCTACCAATTACACCACCCCCTGTGCTAATTTAAGCTTCTTAACCATCTTACCTATCATTAAATCAATGTCGGCTTCTTCTCTAACAGTAATACCATTTAGGTTAATTACTATACCATTGTTACTACCTCTGTTCTCATAGTCGTTAGCCTCTCTCTTAGTCAAGACTTTTTCGCCCTGATGTAGATTAGCTGGGTAGTTATCATAAGGTACTCGAGGTAGACCAAATGCATGACTATATTGGGTCGGTCTAGTATTCACTGAACCGCTTCCACCAGAAGAGTCACCACCAACACCAAAATCAACTGTTGGTATCTTAGGTATTTTCTTTTCAAACCAGTTACACATATCAGTCCATGCATTTTGAACAGCTCTTATAGAGTCTGTGATAAATTTTATAGTTTTATTTACCTCTGTGAGAAGTGGGATTATTACCTTGCTTGCAAACTCTAATTTAAACTGCATAAGGGCCCAATTCTTTTCCCAGTCAGACGCCAACAGCTTAATTACATCTCTTACAAAATTAGGGTTTTCTTTTAGGAATTTAAATACATCTTCGGCAACGTGCTTGAAAAATTGGAATACATCCCCCATACCCTCAAATGCGCCATTAACTTGTTGGCCCAATACATTTATTGCCTCTTGGGCTTCAGGTGAGTTAGTGATTATATGGTTATATACTTCATCTAACATATCGGTAATCGGTTTGGCTGCAGTTTGTAATTTACTAAAATCAATACCGCCAAAATTGGTTACATCCATTAATCTCCATAACCCACCGATAGCCTCTTCCGCCTTCGTGTAGATGCCTGAGAAGAAACTTTTAACATTCTCACTGTCAAATATCTTCAGCATCCTCTCATACATTGGGGTATATACCTTAGCTTCAAGTAGATTATTAGCCATAACCCATGCATCCTTGAAATTCATAGGAATATTTTGAAACTCTTTATTAACTTCATCTGAATGTTTAAGAATTGCACGCTTAACCAGGTCAGCAGTAAGAAGCCCCTTCTTACCAGCTTCTTTTATTCCTGTACCAACTTCCTTTTCAATCATCTTGGCCATTAGTGGTGCATTTTCTCTAACCGACCTAAGTTCATCACCTTGTAGCGTTCCACTGGCAAGACCTTGATTTAACTGGTACATTGCCGCTCTAGCCTCTTCATTAGATGATCCACCTCTTCTAAATGATTGCATAGCAGTCTGATAAAACTTAGCTGCTTCACTCGGCTTACCCCCAAATACATCTGGTGACATCTGCATTAGCTTAGTCATTCCATTTCTTACATCTGATAAGTTAGATCTAGAGTTTCTTGCTACCCCTTGGGCTAGGTTGTCATAATCGCCTATACTCAATCCGCCCCTATCAAGAGAGTTAACCCTAGCCTTATAGTCAGAATAGTTGTTATAGCCTTCTACGGTGACCTTAATAACTTTATCCTTAAGTTTTGCTAGGCCTTGTTGAATCTTCTGTATGCCCCATGCGGTCATATCATGAAGGAATACCTTGACATCATCTTTTGCCTTCTTAGCAAGTACCCCAACAGCCATTGTTACTGCAGCCAATACCGCAAGTGCTGGATGTTTGCCAAGTAGTTTTAACGGAACTTTAGCCATAGGACCTAATTTGCCTAACTGACCACTTATGCTACTTAATCCCTTAGATGCCAAGTCTTTTATCTCAACTGGTATCTTGTTAGATTTTTTCAATCCCTCAACAAATGATTTCATCTTTTTAGACACGCCTTCAACCTGCTTATTGGCATCTTTAGCATCCAATTTTAGCTTTTTATTGCCTTTCAGACTCTTGTCAAAGTCCTTCTGTGCCTTGGCTACTTCCTTAGTCTCTTTCTGAAATTTCTTAAGCTCTGCCTGCATTCTTTTGAGTTCTTTTGTCATCAAGTCTTCGGCCTTAAATCTAGCTTTCAGTTCGGTTGTATTAGTTGCCATTTTTTACCCCCTTTCTCCCATAAAAGGGCAAAATTGATTTTGTTTATCTTCAAGCCTATCTTCTATTTCTTTAAATAAAAAGGCCTTCATCATTCGATATTCTCCAATATCTGTTTTTTTCTTTTGGTAAACCTCGGATGGAGTCAGATGTGCGTACTTCCAGAAATAGTAGAAAGTACGCAATTCATCATCCACCTCTATTAGTTTTTTATTTCATCTTCCTTTGGCACATTATTGATTAGGTTGTCGTAGGCCATGAATAGTGTGTCTATCTCGTCCGGAGTAAGAAGCACTAGTACCAGATCAGTAGGAGTACCCACTTTGAACTTGCTTATTAGCTCTGTATTCTTAAATAAGGCTTCCCCTTTGTAGAATATTGAATAAACAAGAGTTAGTAACTTTCTTTTCCTGTTATTTTCGGCCATCTGTAGCTTGCCTTTATCAGCCATCTTAAGCTTATAGCCATAGTCTTCTAGCTCTGCTTCCTGTTCCAGGCTCATCCTACGCATCTCTACTATGAAAGGTTGACCAAACATAGTAGATAGGCTGCTTATTTCTATTTCTTCCTTCTTTACAAGGAAATCATCTCTATCCTTGCTTAGTAGTAGATCAATTAAATTAACATTCTTTTCACTCATAACCATAACTATCTCCTTATATTAAATCTATTGGCTCAAAATCATCAAATGTGAATGGCGCTTCCACCTTGCCCACTTCTCCATTTTTGAAGTCAGCAAGTGTTAGATCATCAAACTGCACACCCTTATACCTGATTCTTTCAGCTCCTACATTATCTGGGTCATCTAACTTAGATATTGCTTCAAAGTAGATAGTCTTCTGCTCCTTCATCCTAAGACCAATTAACTTAGTCATTCTTGATGATACCTTAGTCATAGTGCAAGATCCTTTACCCTCTGCTCCTGTAGTCTTGTGCGCATCCATCATTTTCCTCGGCCTAGGCACTGCTGCCTTTTTAAAGTCTATCTTAGCCTGGAAGCCTTCAAGCTCAGCCACATACTCACCATCAAGCCATAGCTCACCAAACGTACCACTTATACCATCAGTACCTAATATTTCTTTTATCTGTTCTTTGTTTGTATCTGCCATTATTTAGCCCCCTTTTAAACGTTTATATTGATGTAGAAGTCTTCCATAGCGTCTACACCCTTTAGCTTGATGAATAGGAACACCTTAGATCTAGTATTAGCTTCCTTAAGCTCCTGTTCTGACATTGAATCTACATCTGCCCCTATTTCCTTCAGATATTTCTTCTGTGCATCCAAATCAATACCAACACTATGCCCTCTTTCAATTATTCCATCTCTTGCCAGGTCTTCTAAGAAGTTACTAATCTCTGCTATAAGCAGGCACTTGTTATCGTAGTTATTGGCTACTTTACCTACATAATAGTTGGATATTGACTTCTTGATAGAGTTATTGATGAACTTATAAGTTCTTACAAGCTTTATCTTCTTGAATGACTCCCCTTCATTACCTGTAGGTGTTGTAAGTGATGTAACACCTCTTGCAATCTTGATATTGCCACCCTCTTTTGTCAAAATCAACTTACCACCATCAATTAGCTGATTCTTTTCTTCCTTGGTCTTCTTCGGAATAGTACTAATAAATGGTACATTAGCATGTGTTATCGACTGTGTAAGCGGTGTACCTGCGCATAGCCCACAAATAAACGGCAGTAGCTTAGCTGCTGTATAAGTTACATCACCTTCCTTGATGTCTTCAGTCGCAAACTCTATGACATCACTAGAGTTTGAAGGCTTAGTAGTTGTGATTACCAAATTTGCATCATAGCCGACATCAGGTAACTTCTTTGCGATGAACTCAATCAACTTAGGGTTATCTGTCTGGTCTGTTGCTTCAGGCATGCACAAATAGTTAAACTCATAGTTTTCAAGCATATCCAGTGCAGTATCTAGTGTGTCTGCCCCATTTATCGCGTATACTATTAACTTAGTAGGCGTGAAATTTCTTTCTTCAAGAACTCCACCAACTCTTACATCCTGAACATTGCCTATTAAGGCCTGCTTCATGTAGGTAAGATTTTCTGCCTTAAACTTAGCGCCCTCTAAATCCTCTAGTGAAGTGTATTCAGATAGGCCCTTTGCCGTGCCATCTTTTAAAATAAGACACACAACTCCAGTGCTGGCCCCCTCTAAGGCCTTCCTCTTTATTTCTTTAAATACAATTTTAAGCTCTGTTAAGCCCATATATTATACCTTCCTTCCTCTTCTTCTCAATCTATCCCCATACCTGATATTAACTTCCTCTAACAGATCAAATTTATCTTGAACTTCAATGCCGATATTATTATTAATCTCTTTCATAACATACTCATCTACCTTATCAAAATAAACTTGTTCATGATAGCTTACCGATATACTAAAATGTAGGGTATGACCCACTTCATCTTTTAATATCAGGCCATCTATCCCAGATATGTGAATATATCTTCTTCCAACTTTTATGCTCCTTGTAAATGTCCTTTCCATTAGGTCTTTTAGGTTATATAAGCTAGCCTTAGCCGTCTTGTTGCCGTTGCCTGGAAAATACCTTATGTCTATTACAAGGCTTTTTTTATTGAAGTGTAAATTTACTGACTCTGAATCTGATGTATTTATATCAATAAAAAAGCAGCTACCCTTATCTAGGTATAACTGCAGTTGTTCGTCATCATCTGTAATTTTACACTTGTATTCAGTATCTTTGATGGCATCATAGATCATGTTTGATACTGACTTTATTAGATCGTTTACTTTAATCATTATCTCCCACCCATCAAATCATCTAATATCTTCTTTCCCTCTTTGTCTAGTGTGGCTTTTCCTTTCTTCATTGCGTTTCTAAGCATGAATTTACCTGGTACGAATAGTATTTTACCCCCATCACTTCGTACTGCCTTACGGCGCTTTCTAGATACTGAAAGACCCATACCTGCCCTTGTCCTATGACCATACTCAACATCCCAGGCATAAAACTCACCTTTTGATTGGGCATCATTGTATATCTCAACAGCATTGCCCATATCTCTTACCTTCCAACTTCTTCTAAGAGTACCAGCAGTTAATGCCTTAGAGTCTTTGTTAACTGGAGTATTCTCTATAACATCCCTTAATACTTCACTGGCTACCTTAGTCTTAAGCCTGTTAAATTCTTCAGGGACCTTCTTTTCAATGGTATCAAGTCTATTCATAAGGTCATCTAGGCCCTCAAATTCAAAACTCATTACTGTCTCTCCTTTAGGGTTACTGGTATTTCAAGGTGTGATGGCCACTTAAATGGTATACCTGCTATGCACTCATAATTCCTACCTAAGTGGGTAATAGATAGCATATCGCCTTCCACTACATCCTCTTCAGGCCTCGTATATACGATATAGTCAATTACAAGTGTTTCGTCATGGTATCCCGTATTGGCCTTATCAAGCTCACAAGCCACATTAGATTTAATTGTTTTCTTCTGCATGGTAGTAAGATGTGAATCACTATCCTCTACCTCTACATGCCTGATAATATCCATCCTGTCATGGTAGGTACTAGCTAATATATCTGATTCTCTCACC